ATTATAGCAACACCAGTAGGTGAAAGATATGCCTATGAACTTACTGCCTCTACATTAGAAACCGTATTACAAGAAAAACAAATTACAAGAACGGATATAATGCCTTTGATAGAACTTGCAATTGCTTTTGTTGCTGGTTTAATTTTGATTATATTAACTAGATTTACACCATACTATATTGTTGCAGTTGCCATGTTATTAATGAGTTTAGGTAGTTTTGTATATTCAAACTTTTTCTTTCAACAACAATTAATGCTATTTGATCCTAGTTGGATATTCATAACAATAATCTTTGTAGGTTTGCATAGTATCTTTAATAGATTTGTTTTAGAGTTTCAATTAAAACAACAAATTAAAAAACAATTTGAGCATTACCTAGAACCAAAGATGGTTAAAAAATTACAACAAAATCCTAATCTTTTAAAACTAGGTGGTGAAACAAAAGAATTAACATTTTTATTTTCAGACATAAGAGGGTTTACTCCTATTTCAGAAAAGTATCAAAAAAATCCTCAAGGTCTAACGGTAGTTATCAACAAGTTTTTAACGCCAATGACAAACATAATAATGAACAATGGTGGTACTATTGATAAGTATATGGGTGATTGTATAATGGCATTTTGGAATGCGCCAATTGACACAGCAAATCATAAAGAATTAGCAATCAAATCAGCACTAGAAATGATAGATAAACTAAAAGAGTTAAATGATAGTGATGGTTTTGGTGATGGCAATAAACTAAATATTGGTATAGGTATCAACTCGGGAAAGGCCGTAGTAGGGAATATGGGATCTGAACAAAGATTTGATTATTCTGTTTTAGGTGACGCTGTTAATCTAGCAAGTAGGTTAGAAGGTGTATCTAAAAATTATGACGCAACTTTAGTCATTGGTGAAGATACCTATAAAGACGTTTCTAAATTATATAACTTCAAAAAGTTAGATGATGTTCAAGTGAAAGGTAAATCAAATAAAGTAGCAATCTATACAATACAGGAGGGTTATGACTCTACTTCAAAAAAGAAAGCTAAGAATACTAATCAAAAGGACGATAAGAAATGAAAAAAAACAAAAACTTTACCTACTCAATTTACATTGGCTCAAAATTAAGAAACAAAAGGATAGAAGACGTAGAAGGACATTTTTGAAGTTGTGGCGCATGAGGCGATTACAATTTTTAAAAGCAACACTTAAAGTTGCATAACAAATAAATATTCACATGGCAAACGGAACAAACGGAAACGGCGAAACTAGAAAGACGGTAGCTCAACTTGCAAAAGAAGTTGTCGCTCAAAAAACATCTATTGAGGTTTTAAGAAACGAAGTTAAATCCGTTGCTAATGTGAATGAAAAATTAGATAATACAATAGATAAACTAACAGACATATCATCATCAATAAAATCCATGTTAGCAGTACACGAAGAAAAACTATCAAAAAACGAAGAGGTTGATAAAGCAATATTTACATTATTAGAAAATAGAAGAAAAGAGAGTGAAAATAAATTTGAAGATTTACACAGCAGATTAAACAAATCAGTAATCAATTTAAGAGAAGAAGTTGAACTATCTGAAAAACGTCTAATGTGTGAGATAAAACAACTTAATGTTAATCTTGGCAGTAGAGTGGGAATGTTAGAAAAGTATAGATGGATGATTATAGGTGGCGCAATTATAGTAGGATTGTGGGGTCCTGAGATGATTGAAAGAGGGTGGTTACCCTGGTAGAATAGCTTGACAAATATGATAGTTTATTATATAATGTTTACATATGAGTGGTTACATAGATTTAGATTATATCAGTAAGATTCAACCTAGATTACAGCAGTTTAAAAAGAAAAGAGATTATCTCTATAATTTTAGATGTCCTGTATGTGGTGATTCTAAAAAGAGTAAAACAAAAGCAAGAGCATATCTGTATAGAGTAAAAACAGATATGTTTTTTAAATGCCATAATTGTGGTTCAGGACTCAATCTTGCAAATCTAATTAAACTTGTAGATAAACCTTTATACGATCAATATATTTTAGAAAGATATAAAGGTAATAAACCAGTAAGTGAATCAAATTTATTAGAGCGTTTTAAAAATGATACTAAAGAAAAATTAAAATCTACACCCCTAAAAGGATTGACAAACTTTAGTCAAATTGAAGACACACATCCTGCAAAAAAGTATTTGATAAGCAGAAAAATACCTAGTGAGTTTTATAATAAATTATATTATTGCGACAAGTTCCAATCTTATGTAAATAGATTAAGGCCTGGGACTTTTGATAAACTAAATAAAATCTATGAGCATCCTAGATTGATTATACCTTTCTATGATGTTGATGGTGAAGTCTTTGCAATTCAAGGTAGAGCTTTTGGTAAAGAAACACCAAAATATCTAACTCTAAAGTTTGATGAGAATAAACAAAAAATTTATGGTCTTGAGCGTGTAAATCTACAAAATAGATTATACATAGTAGAGGGTCCTATTGATAGTTTATTCATAGATAATTGCCTTGCCGCTGCTGGGGCAGACCTACAACTACCAGTAGAAAAAAAAGATGTGGTGTTTATCTTTGATAACGAGCCACGAAATAAAGAAATTATAGATAGAATGTATAAGGCGATTGAACAAGATTACGAATTGGTCATATGGCCAGAGGGACAAAAAGAAAAAGATATTAACGATATGATAATGCAAGGCAAATCAAAATCTGAAATTCAAAATATCATTACAGAAAATACCTATTCAGGTCTATCAGCATTAACCCAATTAAATTCATACAAGCGTTGTTAAGGAGATAACATGGTAACAGGAAACGAGTCTATTAGTGTCAAAAAAAGAAATGGCAGAGGATTAGAAAAATTAGATATAGATAAGATTCATTCCATGGTTGAGTATGCAGTTGAAGATATAACAGGTGTGTCTGCCTCACAAATAGAAATGAATAGTGGTCTACAATTTTATGATAATATGACCACAGATGAAATACAACAAATATTAATTAAATCAGCAGCCGATCTAATAAATTTAAATACACCTAATTACACTTATGTAGCTGCAAGATTATTATTGTTTAGTTTAAGAAAACAGATTTTTCATAAGTTATGGGATCACCCACACTTCTTTAACCATGTTAAGAAAACGGTTGAGTTGGGAATGTATGATGAGGCGATACTAAAAAATTATGAGAGAAAAGATTTTGACAGAATGGAGAACTGGATAAATCACAATAGAGATTATGATTTTACATATGCTGGTTTAAGGCAAGTGTTAGACAAATACCTAGTACAAGATAGAAGTATTAATGTAATTTATGAAACACCGCAGTTTATGTATATGATGATCTCAGCAACATTGTTTGCTAATTACCCAAAGAACAAAAGGATGAGTTATGTTAAAAAATATTATGACGCAATTAGTCAATTCAAAATCAACATTCCTACACCTGTTATGGCTGGTGTTAGGACTCCTATGCGTCAGTACGCTAGTTGTGTTTTGGTTGATGTGGACGATACCTTACCTAGTATCTTTAGCTCTGATATGGCTATTGGGCGTTATGTTGCCCAAAGAGCAGGCATCGGAATTAACGCAGGAAGGATCAGAGGTATCAACTCACGGATTAGAGGCGGTGAGGTTCAGCATACGGGTGTTATTCCTTTCCTTAAGAAATTTGAAGCGACGGTTAAATGCTGTACGCAAAATGGAGTACGAGGAGGATCAGCTACCGTTCACTTCCCTATTTGGCACAAAGAAATAGAAGACATCATTGTCTTAAAAAATAATAAAGGTACCGAAGATAATAGAGTTAGAAAATTAGATTACTCTATTCAGTTATCAAAATTATTTTATGAAAGATTTATCAAAGACGAAGATATAACATTATTTTCACCACACGAAGTACCAGAGTTATATGAGGCTTGGGGTACTGATAAGTTTGATGAGCTGTATGAAAAAGCAGAGAGAAAAACTAGTGTGTGGAAAAATAAAGTAGGTGCTCAGGAGTTATTCTTTGACATATTAAAAGAAAGAGCAGAAACAGGTCGTATCTATATAATGAACATTGACCACTCAAACGACCACTCATCTTTTAAAGACAGAATATTAATGTCTAATTTATGCCAAGAGATAACTCTACCTACTGATCCTATTCAACATATTGATGGTGAAGGTGAAATAGCTTTATGTATTTTATCTGCTATTAATGTTGGTAAGATTAACAATAGAGATGAATTAGAACCTCTTTGTGATCTTGCAGTAAGAGCATTAGATGAAATTATAGATCATCAAAAATATCCTATTGTAGCTGCTGAAGTATCTACAAAGGCAAGAAGAAGTTTAGGTATTGGTTATATAGGTCTTGCTCATTATCTTGCTAAAAAAGGATACAAATATAATCAGAAACTTGCATGGCGACAAGTTGATAAATTGACAGAAGCGTTTCAATTTTATTTGTTAAGTGCAAGTGTAGAGGTCGCAAAAGAAAAAGGTAAGTGCGACTATTTTGATAAGACAAAATATGCAGATGGCATATTACCTATTGATACATATAAAAAAGATGTTGATGAATTAGTAAAAAGAGATTATAGTTACGATTGGGAATGGTTGAGAAAAGAAATAAAAGAACATGGATTAAGACATAGTACATTATCAGCACAAATGCCTAGTGAGTCTTCATCTATTGTTTCTAATGCAACTAATGGTATTGAACCACCAAGAGATTATTTAAGTATTAAAAAAAGTAAAAAAGGTCCTTTAAAACAGATAGTGCCTGATTATCAAAGATTAAAAAATAATTATACACTATTATGGGACATGCCTAATAATGAAGGTTATATAAATGTAGTTGCAGTTATGCAAAAGTATTTTGACCAGGCAATTTCAGGTAACTGGTCATATAATCCTGAACATTACGAGAATGGTGAAGTGCCAATATCAGTAATGGCTCAAGACTTGTTGAATACTTACAAGTATGGTTGGAAAACTTCATACTATCAAAACACATATGATAGTAAAAAAGATGAAGATGAACCAACTCATCCTGTAGGATTCCATGATAATGTACCTGAAGAAAAGAAAGAGGAAGAAAATCCAGAAGATTGTGATTCTTGTACAATATAATGGTTGATTATAACAAAATAGAAAAAGATAACAAAGATATAATGACTCGTATGCACCCAGCAGTAATGATACCAGGTTTTTTTATTGGGTTTATGGCACTTGCAGGTTGTTTATTTAAAGGATACATGGGATGGTAATATGAACTTTGTAGCAAATATACCTTATATAAAATGTTGGGTTAGAAAAGAATACTTACATGATTTACATAAAGGTCATGGTGAGTTTGTAGAATGTGTTTTACTTGCTGTTAAATCTATGCAAGGTAGAGCATTAATGTTTGAAGCATACATGCCAGATTATGGCGCTTGTTTTGATAAGTTTCCTTTATCTGCTTTTGTATGGAAAAAAGATATTAAAGAAGAAGAGCAATTATCTTTAGGCTTAATATCTTTATGGGATGGATTTTCATATGACATACAAGTTTGGTCTAAAAGACTATTAAAAAATTGTGATGTACAAATAATGTTAAAAGGTGGTAAGAGAATGGGTGGTGAATATTTGTTTACAATAGATAGTACCCATAGTGATCCTAATATTATAAATACATCTGTATCCGAAGTACCAGCTGAACACAAACAACATAATTTTGGTAAACTAGATAATGGGCAATTCTTTGCTCAACCAAATAATAGAATGCTGTGGTTTGAACAATCGTTAACACCTAAAGATTTAAAGATACCTGACTTTCAGGTTTCAACTAGATACTTCTTTAGTGAACAGGAAGAGAAGTGGGCATTTGGTGATACTAATGATTTCTTTTATAAAGAAAAAGAAAGATTTAATGAAACAAATAGAGATACAAGTAACGACCCATTTAAGGGTACATCAATAGAAGGAAAAGATTAATTGAAAACCGTATTTAACAAAGAAAAAAAATTAGACGCAACTAAACAACCTATGTTTTTTGGTGATGATTTAGCAGTACAAAGGTATGATACATTTAAATATCCTTTGTTTGATAAATTAACTCAACAACAATTAGGTTATTTCTGGCGACCAGAAGAGGTATCTTTACAAAAAGATAGAAATGATTATAGTCAATTATCTGAAGGTCAAAAGTTTATATTTACATCTAATTTAAAATACCAAACTATGTTAGATAGCGTACAAGGTAGAGGACCATGTCTTGCGTTTTTACCTTTTGTATCTTTACCTGAATTAGAAGGTTGTGTTGTCACTTGGGATTTTATGGAGACAATACACAGCCGATCTTACACATACATTATAAAAAACTTATACTCTGACCCTAGTGATGTTTTTGATACAATCATTGAAGATCAAAAAATAGAAAAGAGATCAGAGTCAGTAACCGATAAGTATGATAAGTTAATTGATTTAGGTTACAAATATAAATTAGATCCTAAATCTGTTGACATGTATGAATTAAAGAAAAGATTATGGCTCGCTTTAGTTACGGTTAATATATTAGAAGGCCTAAGATTTTATGTATCATTTGCTTGTTCATTTGCATTTGGTGAATTAAAACTTATGGAAGGCTCTGCTAAAATATTATCATTAATTGCTAGAGATGAAAGTCAACATCTTGCAGTATCGCAAAGAATAATTAATAATTATAGAAATTATGAAAAAGATAAAGTTATGGATAAAGTAATTAAAGATACTGAGGAAGAAGTTTATAAATTATATGATGAGGCTGTACAAGAAGAAAAAAGGTGGGCAACTTACCTATTTTCAAAAGGTAGTATGATAGGTTTATCAGAAAAACTATTACATCAATATGTAGAATACATAGCAAATAGAAGAATGAGAGCAATAGGATTAGAACCTAAATATGAACAATCAATAAATACAAATCCATTACCATGGACTGAACATTGGTTGAATAGCAGATCATTACAAAATGCACCACAAGAAACAGAGATTGAGTCTTATGTCATTGGTGGTGTAAAACAAGATGTTAAGAAAGATCAGTTTAAAACTTTCAAACTATAATGACAAATCAGACAAAACTTAAATGTCACCATTGTGACGCAGAATATTTTATAAAGTGGGATGATGAGGATATTGAACCTACTACTTGTCCTTTTTGTGGGGCAGAGTCTTTAATAGAAGAAGAAGACGCTGTATTTGATAATGAAGAAAACGAAGACGATTGGAATTGATTATAGTTTAAGTAGTCCTGCAATATGTGTGTGTAAAGGACCATTTAAATTAAGTAATTGCAAAATATATTATTTAACAAATGTAAAAAAATATGAGGGTGATTTTTATAATGGTAAAATAAATGGCAGATTTCATCTACCCTATACCACCGAGACACAGCGACACGACCAAATTTCAGATTGGGCGATGTCTATTATTGATACTGCTATTGGTAATATTTTTATAGAAGGTTATTCATTTGGTAGTAAAGGCCTTGTTTTCAATCTAGCAGAAAACATGGGAGCTCTCAAACATAAACTATACAAACTCAATAAAAGATTTGAAAGTATTGTGCCTGGTCAGGTTAAGAAGAATGCTACAGGTAAAGGTAATGCCGATAAATTAAAAATGTATGAGCAATTTGTAAAAGACACAGGCGTTGATCTAATGAAAGAGTTTGACCAATCTAAACTAAACAATCCAGTGACAGATATAGTTGACGCTTACTATGTTGCAAAGGCAGGTTATGATACAAGGTAAAGCAAGTCAAGTATTCATAAATGGCGATAACGTACTAAAAGTATTTGACAAAACACAGAGTAAAGGATATAGAGGTAGTGGTAAACAATCATACCAGAGAGAAAAAGAATGTTTAAAAAGATTAGAAGGTAATAAACATTTTCCTCAAATTATAAAATGTGATGATGATAAACTAACAATAGAGATGACCTATTGTGGTGAAATATTTCCTTATGATAATAAACCAAGACCTGAATTACTAAGCCAAGCATGGGAAATATCAGAGGCACTAGACAACGCTAACATAAAGTTATATGGTGGTACCCTACAAAAAAATAATATATTATTGCATGAAGGTATAATAAAATTAGTTGATTTTGAATACGCATTACCAGAGGGTAGTGATTTAGAAATGAAGAAAGATTTTGTTAATCATATAAGAAGACATTGGGATCAAACCGTATTTGAAAATAGACTAAAAATATTACTAGTTAATGGCACGTTAATGACTAAAAAGAACCGAACTAAATATCCAGAGGAATTAAGAAAGGCAGATAACATGGTAAAAAATGAATGGAACAATTATCAAAAATCAAATGTTGGTAATAGTGCGAAGTGGCGAATAGAAAATTTAGATTTAAGACAATACGCAGGAAAAGATAAAACACTTATAGACCTAGGTGCTAATCATGGTGAGTTTGGTGTGGAGTTAGCAAAAGATTTTAAACATATAACATCATTAGAACCATTTGTACAAGCACCAGAGTTACCAGAGAATGTGACGTGGGTTGCAAAAGGTTTTAAAGATTATGTGACCGAGAATACAGATACCTTTGATGTTGTATTTTCTTTTGCTATGACAATACAAGTTAGAGATAATGATAA